ATGATATCAGCAAAAGGTCCTTTGGAAGATTTTTGGTTAGATATAACCACTGATCGTCTAAAGAACGCGTGGGAACTCCCTTTCAATTGCACTAATCAACAATTGGAAGCGATCAATGAGTTCTGCGCACCGATTGTGCTTAAGCCAAGCACGACGAACATTTACCCTAACTCACACTTTTTTCAGGCCACACTTCTAGTCATGGCCGAAAAATTCTTGTCGGTGAAAGGGGAAAACGGCCTCTCGAAGATCGAGATTGGTCCAAATTATCGACACGTTGCAGAAGATCCAACCAAACACTTCTGCACGCTGAAATCCGGCAGGGATCAATCAAGGATCCTCACGACCATCGCGGAATCAGGTATGTCACAATTAGGACTCGCCGAGCTGACAAAGTTGTATCAAGGCGCAGGATGCACTCGCGGAGCAGAAAATTGCTTTCACCCCGCAGAAGTCCTCATTGCAAATAACGTCATGTACGACGTGGATCACAAAACGTTAGAAATGATGTTTAAGAACCACGGCGCTCGCATAGGCTATTTTGCTATGATGCTGCCTGATGAATTGCCGAACAAGATGAGCGGCGCAAACACAAGATGGAAATACAATATCACTTATGAAAAAGATACAGTGAGCATGCATTTCTTTGACCAATCTTGGGGCTACAAGCACAAATATGCTACGTGGCTTTCCTGGGTAACGACGGACGTCTACCAGGGCAAGGAGTTTAACCTTCTCTTTGAAAGGTCAAGAGCATTTGGCAACATGTGGATAATCCGTGTGACACGCGTCACGGAATCAGCGGAGTTATCTCACGTTATTGTCAATCCTTTTCTGCATGGCATGGTAAAAATCTACAACTATTTACCTTACCTTTCAGACATCGCGAATAGGCTCGGGACGAAGAAACTCTTCCGACTCTTTCTCGTGGACAAGGAGTACTTTGACAAGATCAAAAAGACGACCAATTTCTGGTACATTCCAGCTGAAATAATAGCCAAGGTGATTGACTTTTGTTTCAACAGGCGTGATAATGAAATTGACCGCACACCCGCGGGAATGATGCTTGTTGCGTCAATCCAGAAGATCATCATCTCGCACTTCACAGTGCAGGCGGGTTTCCAAATCCTCGACAGGGATTTTGGACCAATCGTTATGAATGTTTTCCTACGCGCGCTGATCATGCGTGCAAATTCAACAAAGGAAACAGGTTACTTCATTCGTAACATACAACAACTGCAGTTGGAAGACATCACCTGGATGGATAGCATTAAGAGGTTGTGGAAGATACTCGAACCATTTCACACCAATGAGACCAAAAATGCTCTTGCCGTCTATGGCATATCAAAAGAACACTTCCTCGTGTACACATTCCTACTTGGGCAGGAGGAATCAGAGTCTTTCATTAAAAGCAGTGCGATAGCACACCCCGAAAAGACCACGTTACCAACGCAGATAGCCAAGCCTTTCACTTTTAACCCTTGGAAACATCCAGGATTCTGTCTCGACGAATGCATCGAAGTCTACACAGGGAAGAGCATCGTCAGAAATCTCGGTCCAGACCCGATTTTCGACGATGTTGAGGATTTCCTGAACACAAAAAGGCTGACAATGAATCACAAGCCTCATCTTAGACACATCGACATACACATCGCTGATGGACATGCTATGATCAATACCACATCTGAGTTTATGTGTGAACATTACAAAGCGTATAAGATGTACATGCTCGACGACGAAAGGCATTTCGAAACATCCCAGATGCCGTACGACTCAGAGATCACTTATTTGCAAGAGAGTGACAATGCCAACAAGAACAACGCAAAAACACGATGGGTTTTGCAGGAATTTGTGCGCATTCAAAACCGTTACGCCCGGCATGAAAAGAAAAGCAAGTACAATTTCCTTTCGAACGACGCCACACCAGCTCCACACATGTGGTATCAGAAAAGAAACAACACGTTCGCGAAGAAACTCACAATCATAAATTTTTGCGCAGCACCATTCAACGACCGGTACGTTTGGGACAACATCAAACACATCAAGGTCATTCATAATATTGTGCGCACGGACGGCGTTGAAGGGCTCCCACCACTTTATGATAAGAACCACGAAGGTCTCGTTGGAAAAAATTTGTGCTGCTATGATTGCATCCGCAGCCTGCCAGAACACGATCTTTTCTACGCCGATGTCGGGAACGACCTGGAAATTGAGGATTTGCCGAGTTTCACCAACAGGTGCTTACTCCTCGCGAGGTGTGGAAAACTGAGGAAGCATGGCTTAATCGTCGTGAAAATCAGGCGTTTTACAGACATGCTAAAACAAGGCGATTGCGGCACTATGGTCAACACGATTCGGAAACATTACAACCTATATCGTGACGATTCATGTGCCCCAGACGAAGTCTTTGCAACCAATTATGCAAGACCAGGGCAGTTACACCTGATCGGTGACGTCATCGAAGTGCCTCTCCCAAAGCTGGCACCACCTGAAAAATTTGACATCATCACCACTATCCCACCAATGAGCGCAGCAACTTTCATAGACATCACCGCACACTTTGGAAAGTTCTACAATCCACTTACTTTGAAAGAGTTAGCGGAAAAAGTCAAAGAAAGTACTATTGCATCAAGACAGATGCGTGAAGCAAGTGCGCCGCAAGAAGATGATGTGATCGAAGAGGAACCACTCCCCGATGAAGAGGAAGCATCGGCACCAGAACGTGATTCAGATGTTGACAGTAACGCCAATACTTACGGCAGCGATGAAGAACAGGAAGAAGAAGAACAACAACAGGATTACGCCGTACGCGCAGCGCAAGCCGTGGAAGAAGCAAGAACATTGCGTGAGAAAGCGATGGAAATGGACAGAGAGTGGCAATCCTCATTAGGTGCTGTAGGTAAATTGGTCAAACCATCGCTAGCGGCGAGGTCAGCACCACTCGTCATTCCAGAGACTACGAGTTACCAAATGGATTTTAAATGCACACTTGAAGAGGCAACAATTGCCAAGTTGCACTTCGCAAACACGCTTTTTGACGAAGGTGAAGCAAGAACGAGCGGCACCATTTATGGCGTTGATAAATCATTACCAGCCATCACGACACAAGAATTGCAAAAAGGTGGAAACAGCGTTCAGGTAACAAAGTGCACTATAGCACAAGCAATTTACCTCACCCAATTCTTCCAACGTGTTCACTACGTTGGTGACCATACTGGAAAAACCTGGTTCGGCGAGGGAAAATTGTACGAAGCAAATTGGTACACTGAAGATTGGGGTGAAGTTGAGCTTTATGTGACACCTTTTCACAAGAGCAGATTGGAAGATGACGACGTACCATATCTCGTAGACAACATACTACCAGACGTCATCAAGATTTACAGAAGCGACATTCCAAACATAGGATTTGAAATCAAGAGTGCCGAAGTATTCCAAATTGTTGATGACGCGTGCCCCTGTACGACATGCAAGCTACCAACATACGATGGGATTGTTACCGGCGTTAAGAATAACAAGGTTTACGGAGCAGGTCGCAAGCTCAAACCGTTGGACTTTAAAAAGGTAATCCATGTCCAAAATGCCAAGCTCCACATGGAGAAAACCATACTCACACGTGAGATGGACGAAACAAAGGGGAAGTTTGCAGAACCACATAAGCAATTTGCAGCTGCCATCAAAGACTCGACATGGAAACAAAGCAATGAGATGTGGTTGGTGGAAGGCACATTTGGCAGTGGTAAGACTGTTATGGCCACTCTACTTCTTAAAGATGTGGTTGACATCGTCGTATGCCCTACGCGTGAACTTGCAAAAGACTACAAAAAGTCCGGGATGATATCTTACAGTTGGGCCATGGGTGCAACCATCGCCAACGGAAAGAAAGTTTTGGTTGATGAGGTGTATTGCATGGACCCACGTGTTATGCAACATATCCTTTCGGTTGCGGAAGAGGTTTACGCTATCGGTGACCGTGACCAAATGAAAGGCGGTGGAAAGAAATTCAGGACTCAATTGAGATACTTGGACGAACTTATTCCGCTCTCATCTATTAATAAACGTATGACCAGTTTCTCGACTCCGCATGACTGCGTTGTTGCGGTGAATAGCAAGTGGGGTCTTAACGTCAAAACCCTTTCACGCGTCGTCAACAGCGTCAACATCAAAATTTGCAGGAACAAGAGAGAACTACCCAAAATCTGCAGAGGTGACTGCAGTGAGAAGCATAAGCACGTCAAAGGTGCCTGCTTCGACACTGCGCACGCAAACAATGTGGACTACCCAACTGTTGCGACCGTTCAGGGTTTGCGTGACGACGAATTCAATTTGTTTGTTTCCGTGAATTCTGGCGTCCTGATTGATCAGGTGCATGGACAGCACGTTGTTGCAATTTCAAGACACCGGAAAGTCCTCAACGTTTGGGTCGACAATCAAGTCATTGCAAACAAGCTAGCGATACCAACATTACTTGACAAGCACAGCTGCAGGGTAGGCAGGCGCGATAAGTGGAACACACCATACGGTAACTGTGACATCAAAGACGCAAATTTTACCATCGCCGATTTTGCAGCGGTGCAAGGAAAAGAACAAAAAGCCTTCCGTATGTTGGTTGACAATAACACCATCAAATACAACACGAACGACAGAATGCGTAGGCTCAACGCAGCAGGAGAGGGTGATGTCTATGATTTCACCGTTCCAACTAATTACGAAGCGAGTCAGCGCCAGTTCGGAATTGTATCGCTACCCGTCACTGTACCAGACATTCCGGATATGGATGAGGTTGAGGTTGAAGACGAGCGCTACATGCTTGAGAAAATCAACATGTCGATAGGCGTTGGCGGTTCATCAGGCTTAGCGGACGCGGCTATGGTGAATGTTGCACCAACATCTTCACAACCAGTAACTCCGATAAGGAGAGTGCAGATTAACAGACTACGTGCTCCTCTGCCAGGCAAAGAGATCCATGTCAAGATGGCAAACGAGTTGATCAGCACACAAAACGACAAGAGCGCAACTGTCTTAGCCACGCGCCAATACGGCATGCAACAGGAGAATAACCTCAACCACATGTTACACACAGCGACTGAGAGGTATGGCGCCGTAGTGAGAAAGAAAATGGATGACGACGCAGCGTTTAAATACGCTAATGAATTGTGGGCAGGTTTGTCAAAATTCGTAAACGTGGACGCGTTCGAGAAGATAACCGTGGAAGAACATGCTATTAAAAAGGCAGCAGCGTTACAACGGGTTTGTGCGAAGCAGCGCTACCCAAATTTGCCGCTCTTTGGAGAAACGTATGAAAGCACTGAAAAGATATCAGGCTTTAACAAACAGCAGTTTAAAGCAAAGGTTGGTGAAGAAACATGGTTGAACATGAAAGAGACGGGTGGTGAAATCCACATCAAAGGCGGACAACCGGTTAGCGCACAAGCAAAGACGATCAACGAGATTTGTATGCCTTATATCTCGTTTGCGGAAGCACAAATCAACAAGCACGCCAAAGAAGGTGTCTTTCTAGGATATGGTCATTCGAAATCACGTTTCCGCAGACTCGTGAAAAGGAGATTAACTAAAGTGTCCAAACATGCAGATGCAAAGTTCGTGCAATGCTTAAGTATTGACATCTCGGAACAGGACACCACCAAGCACCGCGGAAAACGTTTGGCGAATGAAATGATTCTGCGCGCCTGCGGCACACCCGAAGTTGTTATGCAAATCCTTTCACAACCGAATGTGTTTTGGCGTTTCAATAACACCAACGTGCAAACGGACGTAAAAGATCAATTCCAGTCCGGCCGTCCAGACACCATTGAGAACAACACCACCGATACCATGATGGAAGTGGGTCGCTGTTTTGAATTTGAGGCCTTGAAACTAGCACTTTTCCAAGGTGATGACGTGCACCTCCGTGGTATTGGCTTTAAGAGGAATGACAGAGTTTTCGACAACTTTAAGATCGATGACAATCCCATCGGGGAGTTCATTTCCTTCCTTGTCACGAGTGATGACATCTATTTAGATATCCCAAGGATTTGTTGCAAGTTACTCAGCAGAGAGTTCACAACCTACCAACGGGTTGAAGAGTTGAGAATGGCAATGAAAGATCTGATAGAACTACATCCATCTGCGGCAGATCGCTACACCAATCAAATCATTTGCGCAGCGAAATATAAGAAGAATCTTGGCGACATCCAAATACTTTATGAGTACATGCAGGCTTTCGCGAGTCAGCGTGACAACCCCATCGACTTGAATCCAAGGAGGGGTCAAGCCGAAAACTTTCAAACCCTCCTTGCAACTTTTAATTTCAATTAGGTTAGGTAATAAATACAGTAGTTAGCAAACAAACAAGATGGCGTCCACAATCAACGTTATGAACATTGTCAAACCGCCAAGCGGTAGCACTACTGCCAAGCACGTCGTGCGGATCGATTCCAAAAAGATCGCTGACGTTGCATATGGCACAACTGCGAAGAAAAACGTTTTTCATCTCGATCCATGGACCGACTTCGACACGATTTCGAATAACTTAGCTTACAGCTACGAGTATTTCAGAATCGCGCAGTTGGTCTTTGTCATTCATTTCATTGGCAATTGGCTGATTCCTAAATCGGCCGTTGCCGTCGCTTACATAAGCGACCCCAAAATCCCGGAAGATGGTCCTATCGGCTCAAACCGACAAGAGACCATGCAAATCTTCCGCGTCAAAGGCAATCATGTTTATGACGTGCCTAACACGAAGAGATGGCTTTACTGCAAAGAGGGCTATGACAATAGGCTCTCTAGTGATGGGAAGGTTGTCTTTTGGACGAGACCATACATGAACCAAGTTTTGACACCTGCAAGTGAATGGTCCGTTTCTGTTTTTGCCGTCCTGGAATTCGCGCGTAAAACGCTTATCCAGAACGTTTCGGTCATAAAGACTTTTCTAAAAGACTTTGGGGGTATCTTCGAACCATTACATGCTAGCGTCGTTTTTCCAGGGGGTGATACACGAAGCACTTCGATTGTGATTAAGACGAACAATGATTCACCAAAGCCAGATGCTTTTGGTTTTATCCAGTTCTCTTTCCCAATCGATTTCCAATTCCAGGTGACTGATGCTGATTTGCAAAAGTACATTTGGGTTAATGCAAGATTTACGACAGGCGATTTCATCACGATTGATGGGAAAATTGCACTTGTCGTCAAAGTTAATGTTGGGCAACAAACTGACTTTGAAAATTTCAATGTTGCCACGGTTAAAGCACCTGTCCCAGGTGATTTTCCTTTCAGAAACTCAGGCTATTTGATAGAATCCTTTGCGACGAAGATGCCATTCATGACAAGTTTCGTCGACACGCGGCTCAACCGCAAGCAAATTTCTTACAATAAATAAACTATTTCTCAAACAAAACAATGTCACTTCTAGTTAATTCAGGCATTCCAGCGGAACCAAGGAACGAGGCAGACGCAAGTTCGCCATCTGGTGAAAATGACTTCATCGACAGCGGTGATGTCATTACCCAGTCTGACCTACATGCAGAAGCCAAGCACCAGTTTCGCATTTCAAAAGATTTTATTTTAATAGATGACACTCAAAGTCCCGGGGAACTCCTGTTCAGCCTTGAGCTATCTCCACTCATCGATCCAACGATGACCGAGATGGCAAAAGCCTACGAACACTTCACTTTCAAAGATATAGAGGTAAGCATGGACGCAACTTCGCCTTTCGGCACAGCAAGTGGCGCTTTCCAAACTGCTTGGATCACAGACCCAGCGAATACAGCGTTGGGACAAGCTGATCCCACACAAAAGGCAGCATCGCTCGTCAAAGTGATCAGACAAGAGGGCTCGAAACTTGTCAGACCACGAAATTCTGAATTGATGAAAATCAATGTCGAAGGCGACAAATACTGCCTCAAAGGCAATGATCCGAGACTATCAAACTTTGGTACGATAGTCGCAGTAATTCGAGCACCGCCCGCAACCGGTGACACGGCAGCCTTTGCCGTAACAGTGGTTGGAACAATCGTCTTCAAGAGAGCAACGGTTTCTGCTGGCGCGACCTTGGCGTCTACCACAGTCAAAGTTGACAAAATTGGGGAATTCAAACTCAATGGGGAGAACTTAGAAGCCGTCGTTTCTACGATCGATGACTTGCCGGCTTTTGGCGAGTCAGAAATCCTTTTCGACGTGCCTCTTGATGTGATGGTCGATTTCATGGCAGGCAACTGGAAGAGATCGGTCTTCCAGTCATGGGAAAAAGCACAAGCAAATGCATTAGGCATGCGAGACGGGAAAATAGACTACCTTATCACATTACCACTTGACAAGGCAGGAGGCATTACGAGCCTGGTTGATGCTCAACTTGAGTCAAAACCAAGCAAGTTCTATGCGAACTACCTTATCGCCGATTAGCAACAATAAATAGATTCACTTTTAAACAAAATGAGGAGCGGGACAACCTTCTTTATCGCGGACCGTCAGGTCCGTGAGATCAAACCGATTGATTACAATTCACCTGATTCGAATATATATAAGATACTTTTCGTAGTTTTGCTAACACAAACGGCTATTTTAGCGGCATTAGGAACGATAGTCAGTAGCAATTTTGATCCAGCCCTCGCCAATATCACAAGAAATTTCGAAATTTTGCAAGAAGACATTAATGAAAAGTTGGACAACATAACAGAAATCATTTCATCATTCGAGGAGACGCTTGGGGCAATAACTGAAGCGGTAGAGGCAATTCAAGGTGCGGCTGACGCCATTGCGGCGGACACAACTGCGTTGTTGATTTCAGTGGACGCGGTCGCAGGGGAGTTTACCTTGTTCGTCTTATCCTTCGAAGAATTTGCTTTCGGTTTACCCTTGATTGGTGGACCTTTTCCGGATTTAGCATCTGATGTTGAAGTGATTATAGAATTTCTTAAAGTTTACCCAGTCGGCGGTATTACTGATTTTGAAAAAGGGGTACAAATAGGGGTTTCGGAAGCATTAGACACCGAGTTTACAATCAACGAAACAGTTTATGATTCGGTTTACCATATTATTTCTTTAATTCATGAAAACACTGACACCCAATTGACTAAATTAGAAACAGTTATCACAAAATTAACCGAAGCCAATGCCATTGGTGATGAGCAGATTTCTATTAATACGCAAACGAATTCAACGATAGGCTTACTATATACTGCAACTAGGAGTATCCGGGACTTCTTCGCAGGCACTTTCTATGATTTAACAGTGGACCAGCGCGATACGATATATGATATTTACGTCTTTTTGAATACAACTTTTTCTTTCTAATAAATATATAAATATACAATTAAAGATGTTAGTTTATGTTTGCATTTTGCTGCTATTACTCGTAATCGTTATTTTCATTTTTCTTTGTTATAACAAGAATGGAGGCGTTCAAGAATTCGATGTCGAGCATGAACGGCAGACAACAAGTGGAACATCTGGGCCGTGTTTTCAAAATGCTGCCACCAACATTTGTTGAGTCGAGAGATGAATTCATCTGGGAAGTAACTCTCAAGTTTGGCGGAGTCAAGACCAAAGGTCAAGGTAAATCGCTCAGAGAAGCACGCGACATCGCTTGTTACAAGTGTGTCGATGAGTTTCTCGCCAAGAACGACCCGACGACCCTTGAAGGGTACATGACAAGCCAGGCTAAGAAGGATTCCTTCAGGAAAATCGCTAGTGAGATTTACTGGTACATTTCCTATAGCGTTGAAAAACATACCATCGTTATGGGAGTGCGTGGAGATGACTACATCGTGATTGAGTCGAGGTCAGCTTTTTATGACCCAGCGCCTATGATGCAGATCATTGCTAATTACTTTGATCAGCTCACCGATCTCAATGAAATCATGCAGAAATACTACCTTCTGGCTGATGGTTTCACTCACGATGATTCATTCGAAGGGGAAATGGCCTCTTTCATTCCAAATGCAAGAAAGAAGCCGAATTACAGAGAGCATCTCGAGGACATGCTCAAAAGACTCACAGCTAGAGTCGAAGACGTCGAAAAAGAAGAAGTTCAAGCACTTCTCAAAGACGCTGAAGAGTTCATTGATGAACAACAACTAGATGTTGTTGAACACCAAGTGAAGTTGGAAGCGGCGCACCAGGCGATCCTCCAAAATTACAATTCAAATTAAATTTCGTCAGAAAAGATCCAATTTATTCAGATCATCGGTTATATGAACGACCGGTCGGCG